CGGTATCTATTCGGTCGTGAATTTCATCTATTTCTAAATACAAATCATTAAGCATATTATAACCATAATGTCCTTGTTCAACGAAGTAGAAATTTCGAATACCCAAAACTCCGACGTTTGCGCCTACCTGTAAGAATGTAAGGTTGCTTTGAGGTCCTGTAAGTGTTATAGGAATTATAAACCTTTGCCAGTTTTCGGATAATGAAAGCATATCTCCCGAATCAGCACCGTTAGTAAACTTCCAATTATACGTTCCTGAAATAACTTTAGCCTCAAACACACACATAAAGAGGCGATCAGTACCGGATATTTCTGCTATTCTTGCACCGAAATAATTGCCTGAACCGTCGACTGTAATACTCATGCAGTTATTAATGGAATCCCAAGCTAATAAGCCGCCATTTGTTCGGGGCTTCCATAGTCCTATGCTATTTATTAATATATAGTCCTGATTGAATAAGTCAACGTTTACAATTCTGCTTAAATCGGCTTTCTTTTCGTCCATTTGTTGCATGGTAATGTTGGAGCCGCCGTTTTTCGCATACTCAGCCAAATCAACACTTTCTACAGGAGGGACAACACCTGTATCTGTCCATGCGCCTCCATCGGTAAACACCTTGTAAACTGTTCCCGGATAGGGAGTACCTACCCATGCAAACCAATCTTTTTTATTTCCGGATTGAGGATGTGCTTCCTGTAAAGATTCAAGTGTTGTCCAATATCCCTTATTATTAACAATGTCGTTATTGAATTCAGATTTATCTAGTTTGTTATCCTCAAAGTAGTTTATCAGATCACGAAATAAACTTCCTAATCGTGATGCTGTATTAGCTTCTTTTTTTATTTCGTTCATCACGACTAGTGCACGTGTTAACAGATCGCTTATTGTACTCATATTCTTATAAATTAGTCGTATGTATTATCATATGTTTTGTCAAATATTCGCAAATTATTTCTTTTATATATTCGGTCTTCCTCTGGCCTTTCTACATTGAATTTGAAAACATATAAAGGATAGTATGACCCGATAATTATACCCTCAGGAACAGAACTCTCGTTTCGAGTTGCCTCGATACCGTCAATTACTATTTCTGATAATTTAAATATGTTGTTGATCTTATTTCCTACCCATTGTGGCACGCCTTTCTTTGTGCCGATAGTTAATGTAGATACTTCGTATGATTCGGCTGCTGTCTGGTAGGAATCAAAACGCTGATCACGAAATATTTCATTCTCTATATTTTGAATTTTGTCCCCGGGATAAAAACCGCCCTCAATTCTGAAATTGAATACTTTGCGGGTATCATCATTATTATAGAATACAGTGTCGTATTGATTCTTTCGATGGGTATAAGTTAACAGTACAGTATTTTCCAGTTCACTTATATCTTTAATGCAGAAATATGTGTAAGCTTCATCAAGACCATTGGTTATTGTAAATTTATATATACCTTTTTCATCTATACTAAACATGACTTCATACAGGTTCTTACCATCATATCCATCATCAGTTAATAATAAATCAACATTCAACTGAGTTACTACACCTTTTTCATTTGTGTAATTAGCTGTAAATCCTTGGGTAAATCCGACAAACTGAACCCTTATTTCTTCACTTAACGCAAACTTTTGTAAATAACAAACATCCTGATCGAAAGGAGCTTTCCAATCTTCTTTCCGACCAAGATATAAACTACTAAATTTTGAATTTACTATCATTCAGTTATGCTGTTATAAAAGCAAATGTATACCCGCTTATTTAAAATCGTTTTTAAACAAGGAGATTCATACCCTATTATTGTTTCTTACTTTGATTAAAATGTTAAAAATGACATTTGATATTAATTTTCGTATCATTTTATTTGGCAAATGATATTAATATTCGTATCTTTATAATGTAATAATTAAACGATATTTGACATATGAAGTATTCAGAACTTGAAAAGTTGCTCACAAAGCACGGTTGCTATTGGGTAAAGGACGCAAGCCACCCAATTTGGTACAGTCCGACAACTGAAAAGTATTTCAGGACTAGCCACCACAAAAGCGAAGAGGTTAAAAAAGGAACTTTAAGTAGTATTTTGAAAGATGCGGGGATTAAATAATCCCCCTTCTTTTATAAAAAAAGATATGGTTATGAGAAAAGTAAATGCATTTATAGAAAGAGGTAATGACGGCACTTATGGTATATATGTAGATCTGGACGAAGATCAGTTAACATACGGTGTTATAGGAGATGGGAAAACGGTCCAAGAGGCTATACAGGATTTTTATAATTCGTATGCCGAAGTAAAAGAATTATATAAGGATAAAAATCAATATTTTGAAGAGGTGGAATTTGTATTTAAATATGATATGGCTTCATTCTTGCAATATTATTCAAAAGTATTATCTTTGGCGGGATTGGAGCGTTTGACAGGCATAAATCAAGGGCAATTGAGTCACTATATAACAGGACGAAGGAAGCCAAGCCGGAGAACAAAGGAAAAAATAGAAAAATCGTTACATAATTTCGCCGAAGAAATAAGTCAAGTCGAATTCGTTTAATTATTACAACTTTAAAACTTTTTTTGCTTGACAGGCCTCTCAGAAATGGGAGGCTTTTTTATTGTATTTATTAGTGTTACTTTTGTACTACAACTAAATACTATTATGGAATTTTCAGACAAAATTGAGAGACAGTCTCAGGATGAGACCTATGTGATAAGAACGCAATACAGCATACCTGATGATGAACCAACAGAACTTGTTAGACCGTTGCAAACGACGGATAATCTATGCTTTTACAGGACAATAATAAACAATGTAAAGTTCAATGAAGCTATTTTCAACAAAGAGGGGTATTATCTTACACGGCGCATAGTATAGATATATCGCCTGTTTGTTAAAGACGTACTAAAAAGAGTTATTTAACATGCTGGTCTAAATTATTTAATTTTAATCATTGTTATGTTAATGTATTTTTATAGATTTGAAGGAACAATTCAAATTTACAATAATGTCACAATATACTCTTTACACTTATCAGTTTGCTCCAATATTTAATTTTGAACAGAAGGATCTATTCGGCGATATTTACATTCCATCTCCAATATATGCTATGGAACACAAAAATGAAACACTTAAAGAGTTAATATATAGTGATATTACATTTAAACACGGAAATAAGCATTTATCTATATATCATATAAAAAGTGATGAAGATATGATTGTTTTCAAAATTGCTAATAAAAAGAATGTTATTTTAGAAAAAAACTTTAAGTCTACAATATATATAAACGAGCCTAGTGTATTTGTTGTAATATATAATAACAGCAAAATGCAAAGAATAGCTATAGAACAAAATTCTTCAGTATTCACAGATACTGAGACGGTAGCAAAAATAATACAACGTTCTTTGCAGCCATATTTAAAAAATAAGAATTTGTCGATCTCAATAAAAAGGGAGTATCAAGAATTAGAGTTCTGGGATACCATTGATAAATTTAATGGTAAACTTAAGATGATACGTTTTCAGTTTGAGTATCCAAATTTACCAAGAGCCAGAAGTAAAGTTTCTGAAATGATAAAAGAACTCAGCATTGAAACAAATAGTACCCAATCTAAAGTCGAATTAAATTCAAACAATGATGAAATTCTTTGCGTTTCAAAAGACAATGAATACATAAATGATTTGGTAAATGCTTCGGCTAATTCAGGAAATAATATTATCTTTAAAGCAGCAAAAGTAAAAACTTATACAAGAATTGGAGATACAGTAAAAACTGTTATTCTGGAAGATGTTGAATTAACAGATCTCGATAAATTAAAAGAAATATTAGCAAGTGATGGTTTATAAATTTGGTAAAATATGTATTTATACTTTAATTTCTTTTAGCATTGCTTTGCTTATCCATTATAGTAAAGCTGAATTCTTTTACAATTTTTTAAATGGGTTAATTCCATTATTAGCGACCCTTACTGCGATATACATAACATCTAATTCATTAATTATAATTGAACTAAACAGAATAAAAGATAAACATAGTAATGTTAATGTCTCTGACGTTATTAAGGAGATTAAATCAATATTCATCACGCAAATTATTTTAATTTCTTCATTAACCTTTGCGTTTATACTCAAAGATTTTCTATTAAACATACATTTTGAATGTAGTAAAATGCATGCAGTAATAATATTCTTAACAAACTCATTTGCTATAGGAGCTTTTTCATACTTCATAGAGGCTCTATATGATACAGGATGTACACTGTTTACTTTGATAGACTTTAACAATAAATAAGGGGCTTAACTGCCCCTTTTTTCTATATAGTCTATTAATACATCACATCGCTGAATCGGTCTACATCTCGAACAAACGACCGGATAACTCCCAACAGTTTTAAATTGTGCTTTCTGTACTTCTCGGCTTCGTATGTCTGGAATGTAGCTGCGGCAATGTTATTTCGGAATATGGCTACCAGATTGTTCATGTTGTCGATAAGGCTGCGTTCGTCATTCCAAAAGCAGCTGTAAACTATTTCGGGAGCGATTAACTCATATTCGAAACCGAACTGCTTGGATAATGCTGTTTTGTAAGATTTAAGCTTGCTTGTGTCGGATAGATTTTCTTTGAGGAAGTTCGCAATTTCCTGTTCGTTGAATTCTTGTTTGTTTACTGCCTGATGAAATACCACTCGGTAGACTTCGAATACTGGTCTAATCTTTCGGGCAATAAAATACTCTAAACAAGAAACAGAAAGATAATAAAATGATTTGGGTCTACCCCCTTTTGAGTTTTGCGCATTTTTGTTTAAAACTTGATAATCAATTTCTTCTATGAAATTTTCCTTTAGCGACCTTACAGCTTCCTGTTTTCTACCATATACCAATGGCCATACATCATCTAGTCTGACAGGAAAGTCGCCGATAGTTTTTGAAAGTGATAATACTTGCTCGAAATAAGCTTTAATTTCAGATGTGCTGCTGTTCTTAGACAGCATGAGATTCTTAATCTTAGTCATAGCGATAAGAATTATAATAAAATAGAAACCCGCCGTAGGTGTGACTAACACTACTACGCCGGGCGTAAGTGGCTGAGGGCAGTTTCCAAGCCTCCACCATAGCGGGTTCCCTTTTATCTTGTCAAAAAAGTTTTTGTTTTTTTTGCCCAAGAAATATAGTAATGTTAGTCAAGGGCAAATATATAAAATATTCCGACACAAGAACAAAAAAACATCACAAACTTAGTGCAGAATGTGATGTTAGGCAATAGTATGTTTGTATTATTTTAATCTTCAGCTTTTCTGTATGATATAAAATTTACAAAGTCTACTAATCCTTGTTCATATGCTTCTATAGCATCTTTGTTTGCTTTATTTACAAAATCTATTGCTTCCATCTCTGTTTTATCGCACAACCTCAAAACAGCAACTTCAATAGTATCGCCCGGTGTCGTTGGAGATTCTATCGGGATAAACTCCCAACAGTATTTGTTAGTGTAGTCAGAATCGTCAGAGCATGATATAATAAAAGAACACAGAAATATTATTAACAATAGCTTTTTCATAAAAATTAATTTATTTTACAAAACTAGCAAAAATTTAACGAAAATGAAATAACATTTAGAAATAATACAAAGGCATTATTTTTGATATTCAGACTTTTCATATCTTGTAATATGTATACAATCTATCTGTCCTGATTCATATAATTTGATACGTTCTTGGTTTGACTTTTCTATAAGTGCTTTCATTTCTCTTTCTGTTAGATCACAAACTAGTCCAAGGATATAACCATCCTCAATGGATACACAAGGAGGATATTCAGACTCAACATAAATTTCATCCCAGCAGTATTTTTTATCGTCGTCATCGTCGCTACAGGCTGTAAATAATGCAGCTAAAAGTATAAATATCGCTAGCTTTTTCATAATCGTTTGTTTTTACGTTGTAAAGCTAGCAAAAATTTTAACAAAATGAAAAGGGGGATTAACTCCCCTTTTTCGCAAATAGTATCCAAGTGGTTTCGGTTTCCCACGCCACGCTCTTTGCTATTTCGTGTATAAACCCCTCGTATACATTCCCTTGATAGTTTATTTTGACAATGCCGTTTACATTTTCGCCATCCGGTAGATCCTGTATATTTCGGCTTGCAATGTCGTACATACGGGCATCGAACAACCCTACCCCATCGGCTATTTCGTGACTCTGATTTATGGATTGTCCGTCAATTAATATCTGCGAATTGGCATCGCTTGCCGTAAACTGTAGTCTTTTGGCGCTGATGCCTAACAGATTCTGATTGAACAGCATTAAATTGTATGGATTCAGATTTCCGTTAAACAGCGTTTGATTGGGATAATTACCAGAAAATTCATTCGGTATAGTTTCGTAATAATCGTCTCCCTCGCTGATGTTTACAATAAACATATCTTTATCCGATTTATCGTCGGTCGAATCCTTCCCCCGTTCCTGTGTAAGAAACTCAATGCCGTAACAGTCGGCACGGTAAGCCGATATAAGCTGTCGAATGTTTTCGCTCAGGTTCAGGTCGGTCGAGTAATCGTGTATTCCGTTAAACTCGAAACGTACGTTAATGTTCTCAATATCTTTCCGTTTATATCCAATCTTAAGACCCGAATATAAATAATCGGCATTTACATATTCCCGAAGATCGGCACATTCTTTCATACCCAACTCTATGGCTGTTAGGTCTTTCCTGAATCCGAATTCCCTTTTACGGATGGTTAGTACGTTCCCTTCAAAACTTTGCTCATACCCTAATGTATTCATCCACTCAATGAAATCACGGTACGATGTATGTACTTTCGCTTCGTTGGTGTCGGTTTTCTCTATTCCCCGTATGCTTTCGGCAGCCGTGAGGTATATAAGGTTGTTTTTGTCGGTGTTGAAATCAACTATATCCGACTGGTATACACCTTGTGTATCGGTCATTTTATCAACAAGCGATTGAAGCAGGACCTTCGGGTCTATCATATCGATAAGTTCGGCAGACTCACGAGCCGTGTACGATACCTTGAAAGTAAAATCAAAACCGTCGGGTGTATCTACATAAATAGTATTTAACGAATCTCCCGATCTGTTCAGGTCCATCATAAAATAAAGACGGTCGCCTACACCTAAATCCATATCTTTTGGGTTTAACTGTACTTCAAAATCAAAATCATGACTGACTGCACCTTCAAAAAAGAACTGGTCGATAACAACACCGTCCAGAAACGAATCGTCGTCTACCGTGCCGTCGGGTGTTTTCTTCCAGAACCCTATTTTTAAGTTTCTGGTTTCGGCGGGCGATACATCACTAAACATTTTAAGGTAGGGTATATCCAAACTTCCCGTCACACGCAAAGTTACAGGCTCTGTATAACTTTCATTCAGTTGCAGAAACCATCTGTTTTGGTCAAATCCTAGATTTTCAACAACAGTCTGTTCTTCAATAACATCACGTATGGCAATCTCCGAGTTTACGTAACTCATAGCCAAATGCCTGAAGTTATGCCCCTGTGGCCTAACTTCCCATCTTTCACGGTCCGAAGTCGCAAGTTCCGTGAGTATGTTTTCGAGTTCTATTCGCTCGAAGTTCCATTGTTTTTCCTGTTTTAGTTCCGACACAGGGATATCGTACACTAAACGGTTCTTGGCTTTAATGAAGTCGTACAGGCTGTCTCGGTCTGTATCTATTTCTATCTTGCTATCCGATTTACTGTACGAAACCCAATCGAGATTAAATATTTTAGGCTCGTGATACCTTTCTGCTTCGTATGGCCATCGGTGTTTTAACAGATAGATGTATACGTCGGCTTTTGCCCTGTATCCGTATGTGTCGAAAATCTCTTTTACCGTATCGTAAGCATCGAGAACAAACTCGAAAGGGAAAGTAACCATATGGTAAATCCCAGATGTTGCATCTCTGCGGAGCGTTAACTCAATCTGCTTCCAATTGGCGATACAGTTTGAAAAGTCGTAAACTTTGCCGTACGCATGAAGTCCAAACTTCACATCGGGCGGTGTAATTCTTCCATTTTTCATAATTAAATAAATTCTTTTGTTTTTACTTTATAACCTGAACCATTTTTTTGATTTTTATACATGTTGTTGGCATTAATGGAGCTTATCCCCTTACTTATTGAATTAAGCTGCCTGTTGGTTTCCTTGGTATTCTTTCGAAGTACATCGTCGTGCATGAGTATTGTTTTCGCCCCGTCCTCGTACGAAATAGAAGGCAAAGCGTTCATTTCCATCATTGCTTTCCGATAGTCGGGCAATACTTCCGTTCCCCTCGGCAGATTCACAAAAGTATCTGTGTCGGGTGTTTTCCACATTTCGCCCGATGGAAGGATAACCATTTCGGAGCGTCCACCGTCACCAACCATTGCCCAACCGCCCGGATGATTGTCTGTTCCTTCGGCATAGGCGGGTATCTGTTGCGAAGCAATCATCGCTATTTGAGCCGCACCGATAGCCGCAATAATACCCATGAGCACAAGATTAGGAAAAGCGGATGTTACACCCACTGCCGTGTTCATTGTTGCCTTAACAATAGAATTAGCCTTTTCCCATATTGCCTGTTTGCGCTGAATCTCTTTTCGCTGTTCATCGTATTTCTTTTCTCTTTCAAGCTGCGTTTCTTCGATAATACGGCGACGGGCGTCGGCTTCTTCTTCCGACAACAAACCCGCTTCTACATTCTCGTTTATCAGTTTCAGCTTTTCATCGTAGTAATCCTGTTCACGCTTTTCGAGTTCGTCAATACGGCTCAGTTGCTGATCGTAGTACATTGATGCCAGATCGAGAGCCATACTCCATATAGTCTGTAAAGACTTAACACGGGCATCGCTCATTGCTTTGTTAAACTGTTCTTCGATAGTGAGCATTTTATCAACCTTATCTTCTGTCTGCTGAATCTCGAATTCTGCCATCTCTTTGGCATTCTTTTTACGCAAAACATCAATCTTTTTTTGGATAGCCAGCTTCTGGTCCTCCCCCAGTTCGGAGTTATCTAATGATATTTTTAATTGTTCAACCTCAAAATCAAAAGCTTCCTGATTGTATTTGCGGATAATCTCTAGCCTTAACTTCTGATATTCCTCAGTTATTTTAACTCGCTTTTGCTCATTGTTTACGTTAAGTGTTATTTGCTGTTCGTAGTTCTTGGCAGCCACAACCAATTCATCTTGCATAGCCTTGTTCAGGTCTTCACTTCTCTGACTTACAACAGCCTGAATATTCTTAACCTGATTTTCCGCCTCTTTTACATTCAGATTTTTATTTTCTTCGATGTATTTTTGTTCAAGCTTAAATATCTCGTATAGTGCTTTTTCCTGAATAAGTTGCTTTTGCGACTCCGTCAGTTCTTTTTGTTTAATTTCTTCGGACTCCTTTGCCTGAATTACGCCTATTTCAAAATCAATATAATCACGTAAAGCATTTCTTCTGTCATCAAACGATAGGAGTTCGTCTTTATATAGTTTTTCATTCAGGTCGGCTTTCTTTTTGAAATTAAATGTTTCAAGTTCTGCCGTTGCCTTCAATTCCTTATTATATTCCTTTACACCTTTCGACGAGTCTCTTTTTGCCGCTTTTTCTTCCGATTTTAATATTTGGCTTCTTAATCTTTCGGTCATTCTTAATTCCCTGTTCAATCTTATATCAACATCAATTAATTTTTCTTCCGATTTTACATAATTACCTATTAAATCTTCCCCGCCTTTCGAATAGTTTTTCCACGCATTCATTACCTTATCTATAGAATTGAATGCACTACCCGTCATCTCTGCATCTGCCTTGATTGATGCATCTGTTACCGTTTTCAGATTTTTTATTTGTTCATTTACTGCATCATATCTTTCATCTTTATATTTGCTTGGCGATCTTAGGCTAATATCTACCAATTCTTTTTCTAGTTCAATAAGCGTCTGAACATTATTTATATTAGCTTTGTTCCTATTATAATTTACAATTATATAATCCTTTTCCGCATCTGTTAAATTTGTCTGGCTTTTCAATAATAAGTTATATCCTTCTACTTCCTGATCTATTACCTTCTTCTCTTCTTCTCTTACTTTTTTAGTCTTTTCTATTATCTGATCCGCAATTGCTATCCTTTCCCCACTTGATAAATTAACATCTCTTAGTTGAGTCTTTAGTTCTTCAATTTCGGCTAATTCCTTTTTGCTCGTCAGATTAAATGAGTTAGTCATTTCGAAAAGCTCTTGCAACATTAATGATGCTTCGCGACCCAATCTGTTGGCTTCTCTGAGCCCGGCAATAAAGTTTGTAAAATCTATTGTAGCGAAAGCAGTTTTAGCATAATCAAGTGTATTATTAAGTCCATCCATCGTAGCTTTAAAACTTCTTCCTGTCGAAATATTAGAATCTTGTACACTTATAAATGTTTTTATTACTCCCACAAGAGCAGTTGTCGCCAATATTACAGCGCCTATAGGTGTAGCTATAAATGAAATTACCGCTTTGCCTGTATCCCTTGCACCTGTAATAAATCTGCCTAAAGCAGGATTCAATTTATTCAGAGACCCCTCCAACTCTTTATTTATCAATGTATAATCGCCAACTTGCAATTGTGCACGACCTGTAGCTTTTTGCAATTCATTCATCCTGTCATATAGTGCTTTAGCCTGAATTTCAAGTTTGCGTTTTTCCGATGCGTTCTTTCCTTCTTCTTCCCCTAAAGCATTTATCTGAATTTTCATCAATGAATATTGGGCCGATAAGTTTTCATAACTTCCTATAGCCGTAGTTACCGTTTTTATATTTAACTCTAACTCTTTAGATGCATTCGACACTGCTTTTGCCTGTATATCCTCTATTGTGTTTAATTCAGCTTTCCTCTGTGTATATACATCTAGAGATATTTCCCCGTCTTTATACAGTTTGTCAAGTTCTTTCTGTTGAGTCCTGATGGCATTTAACTCAACATTCATATCAACAAGAGATAATGTCTGTTTTTTAATCTTAGGGTCTAAGCTGTCAAATGCCTCGCCTGTAGGATTAAATACCGCTCTTTGCGCCTCGCCTACCTGTTCATAATTCTGATGTAAGGATGTTAGCGATTGTTCGTATTCCGTTTGTTTTTGGACTAATCTGCCTAAAGCATTGTTGTATTCATCCTCCGATATGGCTCCCTCCCGAAAACTATCATTCAAATCAGCCTGTAACCCCTGAATTATCCCTATTTGTTGATAAGCTGCATTAATGGCATTGGAATAGTTTTTCATTCCATTCTCATTTTTCTGTATATATGCCGATATATCAATACCTTTGGCAGTCCGTTCAACAGTTGATAGCAACTGTTTTGTGGTCTGATCTAACTTTTTAGTAACTTTTTCCTGATTTTCAACGGTTTTTATCTGCTCTTTCTCTGAGTTTATTACTTCGTCAGTCAGTTTCTTAATATCCTGTAAGGTTTTTAATTCTTCCTGTTCAACTTTTTGTTTTGCTTTTACAACCTTTTCAACTTTTTCGATGGAATTAGCAAGCTCAATATATGACTTTGCGGGTTGCGATAATTCCGTAGAAAGCAACTGAACTTTTGCAAGTAATTTCTCCATTTCCGTATATGAAGAAGCAAGCTTTGTATTTAATGTGTCTAGGCTTTTTAATGCGCTTTCGCTGACCAATTGGTCAATCATTTCAGTGTTTCCGGCCATTGTTTCTAATTTTTAGTTGATTTTGATATTCATTAAACATATTCAGGTATTCGGCAAATTCGGCGACTGTCATTTTCTTGGGATACAGTTGTATCTTTATCGCATCGCAAGACGATAGCATGATTAGTAGCCTGTTGTAGTATTTTCGTGTAGGCTTCTCCCCTTTTCCCGATGAAAATGTTTTAAGACGGCTTTTCGATTCTGTATACTTGGCCATCCTGTTTTTTATCTTTAACTGAATGGATTCTATTAATTTTAGGAAGTCGTCTTCTGTTTCGGGGACGGAACATTTCAATCCGTTTTGATTTAGATATTCAATTGCTCTATCAAACTTTCCGACCAATAATAATTTTAAAGACAATTCGAATCCTAAAATCTGGTTTCTTAGTTGATAATAACTGTTCGCTGCATCGGAGTACGCCTGAGCTTCGCCACTGTTAGATATTTCTGAGAATTCAGTTACAAGCTTAAATCGTGCTTCCTGTAACTGTTCTGTTGTGGGATTCCCCCTTATTATCAACTTGTTTAATTTGTTATCGTCACAGGTAACATCAATATATGTTGAAAGAGGACACTCATAACACGATTCAATTAATGATATATTCGATGGGCGTCCCGATTCTTCCGCCACTGATCCAGCATTCCTCACATTCGATGATGATCTTTCCTTCATATTCGATGATGACCTGCGTTTTATTCTCTTTTTCTGCAATCTTCTGAGCAAGTTCCCTGATTTTTTGTTTTTCATCATTGATTTTTATTTTTTTACACCCTGTACAACTCATTTTGTATTCTTATAATGATTTAGTATTCGTGGACGAATCCACCCGAAATAATAGTATTCTACAGATTTAGGGGCAAGGCCATAAACCCGGTGCCTGTATTTTGCATTTATATCGTCTGCTTCTGTGTAACTAGAATCTATTGTATATGAATCCTTAGACACACGTATGAACATACCTTCGTGAAAGTTACCCCTGACTATAAGATTAGGTACATCGGTCGGCTTTTCTCCGTATAAAAGAGGAAAAGACATTCTGCGTATATGCCTCGATTCCAACAGATATTTCATTCTTGAATATCGTTCAGCAGCTTTATATGATTTAAAATAAGGGTCATTCAAATAAGTAGGATAAAGTAAGTTTCCGTCTGCATCCCTACCCTGTAATAACTGGTCTCTGTTTAAATCAAGAATAACATCCGATGTTTCCGACACCAACGATGGTAAAAGGCTGTCTAATGATCTGTATGCCCTTAAATATTTATCCATTACGGCTTTTATAGTTCCCATTCAATTATTAGCTAAAAAAGGGTGCTTATTCCGCACCCTCTTAATTGTTTTCCTATTGCGGAAATGCCTCTGTCCAAACCTTTTCTAAAACTTTTTTAAGTTTTGTCTTATCTGCTTTCACATGCGCTTTTATAGTATCATTGAAGAAGTCTTCTTTTACTGAGTACCTTTTACGTATACTATCCAATGAGAAACCAAAAGAAAGGTTACCAATTGTATATACAGGCTGTTTCATGTCAGATCGGTATATTCTTCTTCTCCTTCCATTCCTTCTATCCCGGCAGTGTTAAGAGTTTCTGCGTCAGCAATTGTATATTTACCTACAGGATCAAACGTTAATTCTGCTGTTGCTGCGTCATAAGACACCGTGGTCGGGTTTTCGCCTAACGAGTCTTTATACAATGTTGCAGTAGCCAGTGTTGTTTTGTAGGTATCCGTCAGATCGTCCCCCGAACAGGCAATAACAAATTTAGCTTTCCCTGTCTCGGTTTTCTTAAGAACTACTCCGGTTAAGCCTTCAATTGTTTCTGTCAATGCGATAGCCGCCATTTTATCCTCTTCGTTCTCATATTCGGCATCGTAAAACACCGAAAATATGATTGCTCCGTTTTGTGATCCGGTGTTATCTCTTTTAGTGGCCCATACCTGAGCAAGAAATCCCCTGAACTTGTCTACACCGTCAATAGTAGCTACAGTTCCGTAAGCAACCTTGTTATTGTCTACAGGAAATACCCGAACTTGTTTTCCGTTCAGTTTCTTTAACTGCCTGAGTAGACACAAACCGCCTTTATTGATTATGTAATCTACTCTTTTGGCATTTATACCGATTGGTTCTTCAGGTCCGAATCCCTCCTGTGATGTTCTCACATCGCCCCCGGTAACCTGATAATCGGTAAGTCCACCCAATAGCGGCGTAATCCGGTCAATTCCCGACGCAATAATACCTTCTTTTATCTCTGTGTTAAATACAACATCGTCCAATGAGTATGAAACATTTTTGTCATGTATGATAAAACCGTAAGGAGTTCCTTCAAACATGGAACACTCTCCGACTTTCGTATGTACTTTTTGGCTTCCTTTACAGATGCCTGCTATAAATCCCTTCATGCTATTAAGTTTTTAATTTCATCTGTTACTTTTTTACTTTCTTCAATTATTTTACTACTCATTGAGGCACATACATTATCGATTACCCTTAGTGTGAAATTTGGCATTTCAATAGCATCCATAAAGTCCCCGTATTGTATTTTCATTATCGAATTCAAAGCTTTTCCGGTTGTGGGTATGTATGAACTGATGTAAGGGAATCGTCCGATAGGAGTACTTAAATACTCGCAAGATTCAATCTGCCTTATTAATTCTTCCTCTATAGGGCGTAACACTAATTTATACACCTGTTCTTCTCTTTGCTGAGTTGTCCAGTCTGATAAAACAGGAGACACAATTGCCAGATTGTAACGATTAAGTGTTATTCCTGAAGTGAATTTATGCTCCTCCACAACTCCCTGAAAATTCAATATTGCCGGAAACTTCAATTTACTTCCGTTCATCGAATCCTTTCCTAACGTTTGGAATACCTGGGATACTTCCTGTTGTGTGCCCGGAAAGTGCCAAAGATGGAGACGGTCCTCATTAACCAAAGATGGCCAGAATTTATACTTTTTAATATCATCTATAAACCTTGTATTATTGTTAAGAGCCTGTGTTGTCCTGTAAATAAGACTTCCTATTATTTCATTTGGTGTTACGATCATATCCCGAAAGTATTTATATGTTGCGTTATACTACATATATTTCTGTCCGTATTGCATCCTGTATATTCTCTATAAACCTGATTGTTTTTACAAAACCACTTATAGAACGAAACAGTCATTTCCGACATATCATTCCAAGCTTTAACAAGTTTATATTGATTATTTACATTGTCTGCAAAATCAAAATTAGGATCTGCTTCTCCTCCCTGAGTAGTTTTTGTTCGTGCATCTCTCATCACCCAATAATATACATAATTGGCAATCGGAGACGCTTTGTATGTTCCTGTGTTAATAAGTAGTTTATCTCTTAGATTAACCCATATTTCAGAAGGTGTTTCGGTTTCTATTTCTTGTAAAAACTTAACAGTGAGCTCTCGGCCCAACAATCTGGTTAAATAATCCAACACATATTTGTTTATAAATACGTCCAGATCATTTTCGCCAACTGTCTGAAGTGCCAATGCTACACCGTCAGCGGCTGCTTCTTTAATCGACACCTGAATGTTGGGTAACGATAACTCTCCTATAAAATATGATTTATCTATCAGGATCATAAACTATTATTTTTCGCCTTTAATCTTTGCAAATTCCTTTTCAACGAGTTTATCAGCCTGTATACGATGTACCGATGCTGTATCTCCTTTTTTATGGAATTTAGATTTCTCGGTGTATTCAATTGTTACACTGTCAACGCCTTTTACTTTTTCTTCTTTTGTAGCCATATTTTTAATTTTTATTGGTTAATATTAGGCGGCAGGCGCTGATAATGCTTCTTTAATGTTTGCAAAATTTCCCTGTACCCATCCGCCTGCGTTGTTTGATGGAACATAAGAAAGGAAGAATATTTCCCCGACAATAGTCATTCGATTATGAATAAGGTCGTCGTTTACCAATCCTGTACGTAAAGACGGAGCTTCTTCTTCTATATTCCATGTACCCGATTCGCCAATAAGGAATGTACCGGCAGTAACTTTGTTTGTAGTAATTACCCTTAATCCTAAAAGTCCGAACTGGCCCCCATTCTGTATGTATGGCAGAATAAACATTCCATTAGGTGTCTGAGTCATTGCAAGACGCCATTTATCGGCCGGATTAATAACTAAGGTATCAAACTGAAAATTCAATTGTTCTCCCTGTAGTATTGTAGCAATGAGCGCATCGAAGTCTGTAGGTGCTGTAATTGTTCCGTCTAGCGGAGTTCCGATGTAACTTGTTGCATTCGTCAACATTTGAGTAGTTAACAGATTCTCATAATCACGGTATACCTTATCCCTGAATAAACGCTGAACAGCCGCCCACGCCCTTGGTCTCCACTTCATAAGCTCCTCTGTCACGACGATGTAACCAGCTGCTTTTTTTGCTTCTACCTGATTTTTAATCAGTGATAATTTAACCTGAGGTTTTAAACCGTTTTCCGTAACGATACCGATAACTCCTGTTTCGTCTCCTTCCTCCCAAAACGTATATACTTCAGGAACTTCCTGAACATACGAAACATTTGCTATATCGTGAATATATTGCCTGTCCCTACGTTTTAAATACAAATTTGGGTCATTTGCAATTATTTCTTCAATCTGTGCGCCTGTTGTAGTTGTAACAGTATTTGCGGTTGTGTGAATCCTATCGGGGATATGCTCGTCGATAGCTTTTACCCTGAAGTTTTCTTTACCTTCTTTGATTGCCTTTTTCAGGTTGTCAAACTGCTTGTAAAATTCCCCTTTTAATCCGCTAATGTTAACTGCCGGACTGTTTGCAGCCTCTTTGAGTGAGTTTAGAGTTTCCCCTTGCTTTCTAAGGGAGTCCTGTAGAGACTTCAATGTTGATTCGGAAAACCCTGAGGCCTCTAGTTTGTCGCCTACGGCTTTCATGAAGTCGTCTTCCGTTTTTTGACCTTTTGCATAGTCGCTAAATATCTCGGCAATCCATCCGGATAAAGCAGTCATTGCTTTTTGTTCGTTCTCCGAGAATTGAACTCCCTCCGGTAATTTAAATTCTTTTACATTCATTTGTGCTTAAATTTTAATTTTACTTCCAATTGAATCGAATAATCCTTTACCTAAAGTGAGTGCTGTTTGCGGCTCGGCTTCTCTGGATTGATCCAGTATTATGTTTATTAACCTTTTGTATTTTTCTTCATTTACACTTTTTATCCCGTTTAAATACATCTTTAGCATCTTTTCATCCTGAACAAAACCGAGAAATTCGGTGTTTTCATTTGCTCCAAGCGTAACAACAGACGCTTCAAACATCTTAACCTCTTTTACTATCCATGATTCAGATTCTTCGTCAAAATCAATCTTATCCCATATGTAGTTGAACCCGAAAGAAAACTGATTTAATGTGCCGTCTTTTAATTGATAATACGCCCTTTTTGAATTCGGGACGGCATCGAAATCGCTTAACTTAACTAGGGCATACGCTCCATCCTCTTTTTCTTCCATATCAATTATCCGACCTATAGGATCATTCATGTCATGTTGCCATAAAAAAGCAATTTTTCTGTTTGTAGATGATCGGGGTCCACGTTCATTTATTGATTTAGAAAAGCATCCTTTGATAAGAATATCTCCATCGCTATCTCTATTTCCGAATGACGCGAACTTAACTTCAATTATCTTATCCGAATCACTTATAATAGAAGACTCGGACACATCGAAATATTTACGTGATATACCGATATTGGCACATTTCTTATTCAGTAATAATTCCTCTTTCATTCGTGTTATTGTTGTACATTGTTGTTCCTGTTATTACTTCATCATATCCCAACCCAAGGCGATATTCTTCTAGGCTTATCGCTCCGTCCTGATATGCTTTACTGTATGCATCTATTTTTCGTTGTATGGTAATTGCCTTTTCTGATTCAGATTCCTTTAATACTTCTATATGATCGAAGTCTGCATATATCCTATCCTTTTCAAGACCAAAAAACTGCGTAAACTTTTCTGAGTAGATTTGTGCAATCGGTATTATTATATCTTGATAATGCCAGCTTTTAGCCTCTTTTTTATTGGCAAACGTAACACCGTTTACATTACCCAGTAATTCATAAGGATAACCGAAAGCTTCTGATATTCGTTTAATATTCTCTTCTATTCCCTCAAACAACATTAAGTCTTTAACATTGAATGTCATCTGTTGCCATCTCAGTGAAGCATCTGTAAGAATTACCTTCCACTGCTTTTTAAGTAGACCGTAATTTTCGTTATATGCTTTTTGAATAGTATCTTTTTCAATAGGAGTTACAGGCAATGACCCTATTTTATCTTTTGTATCGTTAGATAATATACCTTGCGCCCCCCTATCCGTGTTTAATGAATAAATTGCTTCATTAGCCTGTATTATATTTCTTACATGGTCTTCAAGTCCTCCCATCCTTGATTTGCCACGTATGTTAGTAGGACAAAAATTAAGGTTCTGAAATGTGTCTTTTATATGTAGCAGTTTATCATTATCAAGCTTGGTTCTATTACCATCGATATGCAGATAGTATTTTGCAACTATATCATTTATATTTGACTGATGATACAATCTGTTTGTTTGTTCAACTTCGATATAATCTGGCTTAATAGCCCATAAAGCGGATGCTTCTTGTATACTGTATCCAACAGGAACCGCAGCATAAACAAAAACTTCTCCATATAACTGTCTGTAAGTATCAAGCTGAATCATGAACTCAGTCCACGATTGTATTGGATTGGGATTTTTTAGAAGTTTTGTTATTTGTTTGTATTTATCGCCACGATCGTTATCATCACTGTCGACAATCCACCATTTAGCATTGGACATAGCCATTGCATTACGACCTATAACTGTGCTTAATGGAGAACAATCATAATATGCTCTATCTATTCCTTGGCAACTTTTAAGATCGACGCAAAAGCCACGATCGCATCCATTCCCTGAAAATCCGAAAAAATCAAGGTGCTTCAACATATCATGCATTGGGACATCATTGCCACACATCGCTGCTAAATTCCAAACATTTTTTAATCCCTTGATGAATTTCATTTATGAATAATTATAATACTCACAAATGTATGTCTGCTTATTTAAAATCGTTTTTAAATAAGGACGTCACAAACGTTTATAAACAAAAAAAGCCTCTAACTGAGGCCTACGATGATATTATATTAATATAGGTTAGTACAAAGTTCCCTTATTCAATTCAAAGTATCTTATACAATCCATAATGTGATTATATTTATCCATTGGTTGGTCGGTAGGATTCTTATCTGCATCAAGCCTCCATTTATATTCTTGATATTCGTTCCATCCGTTTACGCTTGATTCTGTCATGAATAAAGTATTTGACTTAACCCTGTTGATTCCGAATTTAATAGAACCCCCCCCTTTCAAAGTAGGGAATACTGAAAATCTTAAATCAGGATAACCTTCAATATTATCCCATCCTCTCCTTAATTCAGCAATACGAAGATCTCCACCGCCCCCCATATCTGCAACGACTATATCTGTAGATTTTATACCTAAATCACGCATTCTTTTCGCAAGTGCTATGTTGTCTAATCCTGTCTCGTAAAGCAATTCTTTAATGTATCTGTAAGAGTTGTCCCATTTTTCCATAATTATGGCGTTAGGGTCATTTGAATAGCCAAAGTCGACAATATATACATATGTCAAATTAAGTTTATTGAAGTAGTCATCGCTAATATGCTTCCATCCTGAGTATATCCGTCCTTTTGCTCCATCACTTATTAAACCTCTTACCTGATTGTAATAATAATCAGGATCTGATTCTAGGAAAGATTCGAATTTGACGATGGTTGACTGTTGTAGATTTCTGTAATTGTCTTCATAAACACTCCATATACTTAGTATATTTGAGTCACTTTTGGGCTCTGCCTTGCAAAAGTTTGTAATCTTTCCATCTATTGTTATTTCAACATCACTAAGATTGTAGCTTTTCCAAATCCAATGTGCTTTTGATGGAGGATTGAATATTCTTATAATTTGTATTTTATCTGTCTTTATGGTTCTCAAAGATAAGTCCATCTGATTAAACTCTGTTTCTCCGATTTCATCAGACTCTTCTATAAGGACATGGGTTGCTCCTGCTAACGATTTCATTTTTGCAGTTCTTTTCCCGTCTCCGGTTATACCCTTACTGATTATTTTGTTTCCAGTCGGCTTATATACTAAACTATAGTTTGCTTCATTAATTTTAAAATCCTCATAATTGAGAGTTTCGTTTTCATCAATACGGTCCTTTATATCCTGGAATAAACTATCTTTTATATCATTGAAGGTATGTCTGACAAAATAACCACGAAAGTATTTAGGTTGTGTAATCAGGAAAAGAAAGTAATCTGTTCCAAAGTAAGAACCTCCACGACCACGCCCACCCCAAACATCGATATATCTTTTGTCTGTGCTAAATACGTCTTTATATATATTGTTAAAATGGAAATCAGGCATTTTCTTTATAATCTTCAAATATAACCTTATGGTCCTCGATCTTATGGCTTAATTGTATGGGCTCTCCATTCTCGCCTGTTAGTATGTTTTTTGTTGGAGAATCAAATCCAAGCATTTTACAGATTCGTTCTATTGTCCAGCTTTTACCATGTAATTTTAATTCAATTCCGTTTCTAGTTTCTTTAATGCTCTCTATTGCTTTTATCTGAGTTTCTGATAGTTTATCGAATGATTTAAATCTAACTGTTACCCCATCAAACTCAACATAATCTGTAATTTTCGCTTGAAGTATTGCTGAAAGCTCCGTTAATACCATTTCCTTGGTTATATCTAATTTTTCTTTTATCTCAGATCTCAATTCTTCTATTCTTGCTGCAATCTTGGGGGTATTCAATAGCTCGAATGCACATCTATTAACGGTTTCATTTTTCATGTTTGAACATGAGAATGCCCTTCGGTATGCTTTTGTTGCATTTCCGTTCTCAATAATGTGATAATTACAGAAATTTTCTTGTTTTATTGTAAGACCTTTCATTCAACAAAATAAGCAATACTTGTTTAAAATGCTTTTTAAATAAGGACCTCTTCTTTATTGAACTTGAATGTGCTTATATTACCAATAGACAAGTCTTTCTTTATCAGACCCGCCTTTTCGAATAATTTGAATGAGTGATAAACTGTAACAATGCATATATCATCATTGTCTAATAAGTAGTATATGTCTGATGCAGTAAAAGAACAATCCTGATCTGATATTACCTTTAAAATTTCATTTCTAGCTAAGGTATTTCTTAGCCTGTTTCGTGTTAAGTAATCTCTAAGGATTCCATAACAAATTTTTAATATATCTTCTTTATTCATATTTTCTCTTTTTTCTCTTAATCTATTAATTCGGGGTTGTCGTGGATGGAGCCGTGAAGCTCTGTGTACTGAAGTTGTAATTTTCTATTTGGTTTGCCTTCATTTAACATAAATA